CATGATTCAAAATTTCGGTGACTGGTACTTTGCAAACGAATCAAGTTCGTTGAATACACCAAGCATCTGGTTGGTTAAGTGGTTCTCTTGGGTTCAAAACAACGAGAAACAAGTTGCTGCAAACCGCAAGAAACAAGAGCAAATCACTTCAACCGGTCAAAAACCACAAGAGTCGGGTTACTTCGCTAATCTTTTTGAAGAACAGAGCGAATCTCAAATCGTGGATGTAACCCCAGCAAAAAAGTTTCCAATGATTGAGGAGGTAGGTCATGCATGAGATTACCTTGAACGAAGTGCGTCAATTAATCGCTTCTCTTCGCACTGTTTACGCTGCTCAGTTCAATAAGCAATTTCCAGCAACAGGCGAAAGTGCAATTCCTCTGTCAGTGGTTGAGCAAATCGCACTTAAAACACTGGTTGGCGTTCAACAAAACCAATTTAACAACGCACTTGCTCGTTTACTTACAGCAGGTGGACGCTTTATGCCGTCATTTGCCGAGTTTCGCACCTGGTGTATCGGTGAAAGTTGGATGTCTCCAGAGGAAGCTTGGTCACGTGCATGTAAGTTTACGACTGACCGTACCGTGGTTATTACACAAATTACAAAATATGCATTAGACGAAGTGATGTATTTGATCGAAGCCGGCCAAATGCGAGCAGCTCAAGATAATTTCTTCGGGACCTACAACGTGATGGTTGCTAAAGCTCAGTTAAAAGGCCGTCAGCAAGAGTTTTACACTCCACCGCTACAACTAGAGCATAAAGAACCTGAACACACCCCAGTAAGCAATGACGAAGCGCAAAAGCATCTCAAATCTTTGATGGAACGGTTAAAAATCAATGGTCGTAAACCTGCACCAGTACAAAAGCTTAAGGCTAAGGAAAAAGAGCCTGAGCTTACAAAGGAATTAGGGCCAGATCCTTTTGACAATCCGCACGAATACGTCGAGATGTGCCGCCGGGAGGGCATGCCAATTCCTAGAAATATTCAGCAATTGATTGATGGGGTGAATGTATGAATTCCATGACAAAAAATAAGTTATTTGGATTAGCTGATGATCGAACTGATGTATGGGCTACGCCGCAAGATTTTTTCGAAAAATTGGATCGAGTATTTAACTTTGATTTAGACGTTTGTGCTCTGCCTGAAAACGCTAAATGTGAACGTTATTTTACACCTGAAATTGATGGTCTAAAGCAAGAGTGGACTGGGACATGCTGGATGAATCCACCTTACGGCAAAGAAATCATCGATTGGGTTGCTAAGGCAGCGGAAACAGCAAGTAAAGGGCATACGGTAGTTGCACTCGTTCCAGTAAGAACTGATGCCCGATGGTTTCAAGACTATTGTTTGGGTCGTGAAATTCATTTTATTCGTGGCCGCTTAAAGTTTGGCGGTTCTAAAACGAATGCACCTTTTGGTTGCTGTGTTGTGGTGTTTAGACCAAGCCTGATAGACGTCAGTTGGGAGAAATCAGCATGACCAAATTCGAGTTTTTGGGATGGGGCTTACTCATTTCGTGTGTAACAGCAGTACTTTGCGGTGCGGTGGTTTTGTGGTGGTTGGCGCGTAAAGAGCTTGATGAGAAAGGAGCCAGCCATGAAAGCAACTAAATTGATTAGAGATAAAGGACTGCAATACGCGAAGGAAATCGTAGATTCAGCCCCTTCTAACGCAACTGAATGGAATGAGGGTTATGAGTTCCAATGTGGTCAAAGTGTAGAAATCAGCCCAGCAGATCGTGAGAAGTATTTTGTAGATTTGGTTGAGCTTAAACGTCTTGTGGAGTCGGTTGATTTGGTTGAATCATGGGGTGGCATTGAGGACTTAAAACTATATGACTTGTCTCATTGCAAAGATAAACCTGAATCTGCTGGATACAAGTTGCTTCATGCAATTGCTGATTACGAATCAATATACGGAGGCGGGGATGAGCAAACGAATTCTTAAGAAACTTAGCAAAAAGGCTAAAACCCTATTGATTCAATGTGGTGGATATTCTGAAAAATACTTTATGCCTGCTGATAGAGAAGACGCAACCATGTGTGGAGTCTTAAAAGGCACAGCTATGTTCTGGTCACAGTCGAGTTTTGAATATAACGAATGGGATTGTGAAGATGCTTTCAGCTTGTTGAGAGAATTTATCTTTTGGGAATTATCTGAATTTGATAGTGAGACAGGGGATGTTTTAAGAAGTCCTAAGTTTAAAAGCCGTGGAGATGTTCTGCGCATGGCAAAGCAATATGTTTTAAGGAGTCAGCCATGAGTGAGTTTAAAAAAGGCGACATCCTAGTTAATCAAACGGCTGTTAATTCAGGTCTTGTTGAGCTGCTGTACGAACATAAGCACTACTTTCATGGCTTTAGCAAAGACTTTGGAATCATAACAATTGCTAAGAAGAAACTTGATAGGTATCGCAAAGCAACTGAAGCAGAAAAGCAGATAGGGCTCCGCATTGACTGCGAAGTATTAGACAAACCAGAAAACCACATTTCGCCGAATTGCAAAGTAACTGAAGTTCACATTAACGAAGCTTACAAGCTTAATCGATTGGGGTGAAGAATGGATAAGTGTAGAGAAGAGTTTGAGAAGCAAAAGTACTGGATTGGGCTATTTAGAGACGCGGTTGATTTTGATGAGGAGCTTGGTCGATATGTTTTAAACGGTCAAAGAAAGCTTTACGCATTTCACCTCGATTCATTTAACGAGAAATGGGCAATTTGGCAGGAAGCATGGCAGCACCAGCAAGCGAAAGTAGTGGAATTGCAAAAGCGTTTAGATGGGGCATTAAAGGAGACTCAATATGCTTTGCAGTATGTTGAAGGGGACATGCGCGGCAATCATGAATTTCTACAAATGGCAATGATTCGAACCTTTAAAGCTTTAGAGCAAGTGCTCAATGGTGGTGAGCCTAAATGACATCAATGAGCCTTGCTGATTACCGCCTTACATGCCCGAAAGTTCAAAAGAAAAAGGGTCGAAACAAGTTTAATGCTTCGAAAATTAAATTGGATGGAATGACTTTTGACAGTACTAAAGAATACAAACGGTATATCGAGCTAAAGGCTCTACAACAACGAGGTGAAATTAAAGAATTGCAGCATCACACAAAATTTGAATTGGCACCGAAGACAAAATTAGAAGGGGAGAAACGAGCTAAACCAGCACTTAGATATTTTGCCGATTTCACTTATTTCACGACAGCAGGTGAATACGTTGTTGAAGATGTGAAGTCTATAGCTACACGCAAGCTACCGAGTTACCGAAATAAGAAACACCTGATGAAAACAGTTCACAATATTGATGTGAGGGAAGTTTAAACATGAATGCAAAAGTTAATAACAAGACAATGGATTGGTCTAAACGTTCTGCTCATCAATGGTTGGAACAATATGGTCTATGGGTAAGATCAACAAAATTTAAAGTTTCTGCTAATCCTTTAGCATGTCTAATTGACCAAAATGACACAACTAGAATTAGATCAAGTAAGGTCTCTATGCCATGCGAAATTGAAGATTATGAGGCAGTTGAAGTAAGCAAACTCTTGGCTAAAATGCATAACGATAATAGGGAATTTTTACAAGAAAGGGCTTGGTTTTTAATACTTTATTATGAAAATAATTGGTCGTATCTAACAATTGCTAATGTGCATAGATGTAGTAAAGCAAAGGTACGTGCTGAGATTGATAAAGGCTTGGCATATTTGGATGGAAAAATTGAGGTGTTGCAATCTTGACAGTGCAGCACACTTGGTTTAGATTTGTGATATGGTGGGACGAAGTTATAAGCGTTGCACCAAAATGTTTTAAAAGCTCTCCAATCGGTGAGCTTTTTTTGTATTTGATATTACTTTTAATGTAACTAGTTTTTAATTTTCTTGATTCATAAAAAATAATATTTTATAAAATTTTTAAAACAAGACTAATTTGGGATGAAATTTTGGCTACTTATATTCCTGACCTAGAACAAGAGGAGGAGTCTTTGATTACAGCAAAGATTGAGTCAGAGATAGAAAAATTAAAAAAAAGAATGGATGAATACATGTTCGTGTATGTAAATGATGAAAAGAATATAAATTATAAGGTTCAGATAGAATCTTCAATGAAAAGCTGATCTTCTAGTTATATTCTGCCTTCGGACAAGATTTATTTAGTTTCTCTAAGCATTGATTTAGGCGGGGCATTAAATTTTATGTGCTAAGATTACCTGAATAAATTTTGGGTTACAAAAATGAATATCTGTGTTGGTGGTGAGTTAGACGGCCAGAAGATTGAAAAAGAAGGTCGTTTGTTAAAAGCTTCTGAAATCGACCCAACATTCACAACTGAGTACTACAAGCAGGTTTTTAACCGCGACAACATCAATTATCATTTTTGGCTTCCAATAGGATCCAACTTGCACGAAATGTCTGAGCGAGTTTTGGATATTTTGAGAGCACCTAAAAAATAAGCATAAAGTATATTGTAAATACATATTCTAATTTGTATGATGTATCACAAATACTGCGCTGAAAGTTTTTGTTTTTGTGACCCGTTTCTTTTTTTGAAGCGGGTTTTTGATTTTAAAACCCCACTCGCTTAGGAAGCTTTGCGAGTTTACTTGCCGGACGGATTACGGCGCAAATGGCCCCGCTACATACTAGTTATTGGCGGGGCTTTTTATTTTATTAATTTGATGATTTAGTTCTCGATAGTAAATAATTTACTATTGAGAACTAAGTATTTGAAAAATAAAATAAATTTGATAATTAACCTATGAATTAGTATAATAAATAAACATTAACTAATTTAATTGGTGAAAATATGCCATTCGAAAGAAAGACAGGGTATAAATTGAAGTTTATCAATGAAAATGACTTTGAAATTATCTGCCTAGACTGTAACGACACCAATACTGTGAGACAACAACTTAAAGATGCTGGATTTGTTACAGATATTAATTCAGTAGATGAAAAGGATGAATACCATCTTCAAAAGATTATTGGAGTAACAAGTAGCAAGGAAGACTTGATTGCATTACTAGATAATTGGTTTGATTTGTTAAACAGTATGGAGGTTACAGCCTACAAAGATTTTGATTAAAAAATGATAGTAATAAAAACCACTTTTGCAGTGGTTTTTTTATGGGTGAAATATGGATGATAAAGAATACTTCTGGCTTACAAGAAAAAAAGAACCTAAAACAAAACCCAAAAGTAGACCATTGCCTAAAGCTACTCAAAAGTACTTAGAGGCTGAAGAAGAATTTACTCAAGCTTTGGATAATCTGGAAATTAAATACGAAAAGAAATTCCAGTTTAAATCAACAAAGCATTGGCGTTTTGATTTTCATTTAATTGAACATCGTATTTTAGTTGAAATTGCTGGCGGTCCTTGGTCTGGTGGTCGAAAGGGTAAGCTGGCAACAAAGGCGTGGAGTATGGACCGTTACGATGTTGCTGAATCAATGGGATATACCGTTGTTCGGTTAGAGGCAGTACCAAGATTTAAGATTAATGAATCTGGTCCATTGCAGATCCAAGCTCATTTCGCTAGCCAATGGCTTAAAAATTTAAAGAGGCAAATATTTAATGGATCAGATCAGACCATTTCCTCCAACTGATTTTATAGACCAAGCAGATGAAGAGGAAGCGATACGCATAGTACCTGCGCCTGATTTAAAAAACTGGGTAGTTGCTAATTACTTAACTATTGGTGGACCTCTTTATAACCCCGATCATGATCACATAGCTGAGCTGCTTCACGATAATGAAGAATTTTTAGCATTTGCTTGGGCCTCTTCTGCATATAAAAGCAAGCAAGCTATGGTGTTAGGCCAGTGCGAAAAAGTCATGTTCAATGTTGGTGGCTGGCGCAAAGCTAGACAAGAGCAACAGATGCGAGACTGGTTCGGCTTTGTTCCAACTTACTTAATCACTATTGATGCTACATTTTGCGACAAAGCAAATGATCGTGAGTTTTGTGCTTTGCTTGAGCATGAGCTTTACCATATAGGCGCAGAACGTGATGAAAACGGTGAGATGATCTTTAGTAGTTCAACAGGGTTACCAAAACATTATTTAGCTGGTCACGATGTCGAAGAGTTTATTGGTGTAACTAAACGGTGGGGAGCAAGTAAGAGCGTTAAACGTCTTGTTGAGGTTGCGAAGAATCCGCCGTTTGTTTCAAATCTAGATATTTCAAAATGCTGCGGAAACTGCGTAATCAACTGAGCCGAATGGCTCTTTTTTTTTGCCTATTTTGTTTTACGTAGTTTTACGAAGGGGCAATTATGGCAACACTTAAAGAGCCTATAAAAATCTTTATAGTTCAGTCTCTTGCTTGCTTCGATACCCCTCAGCAGGTTGCAGATGCTGTAAAACAAGAATTTGGAGTCGAAATTCTAAGGCAACAAGTGGCGGCATATGATCCAACAAAGCCAGCAGGGAAAAACTTAAGTAAAAAACTTACTACTTTGTTTAATAAGACCAGGGCAGATTTTCAAAAGAATGTTTATGACATCCCTTTAGCTAATAAAGCTTACCGACTCAAAGAGCTTCAGAAGATCTATGAAGACTGGAAGAACAACAGGCTTATGAAGCAAGGGGTTATTAAACAGGTTCGGGAAGAAATGCAGGGTTATGACCTGATGTTATTAAATCTTGAGTTAAAGCAGCTTGAGATTGAAAAGATCAGAAGTGGTGATGGTGAAGGGGCAGATGATCCAACACCAGTCAAGGTAACTATTCAAGTTGTGGATGCGAGTAAAAAAGATGCCGAACATCAATCCGACACTGAATGTACCTCAGGCTAATTTTTTGCAGATGGAAAAGAAGTTCCGCGCATTTGTCGCTGGCTTTGGATCGGGAAAGACTTGGGTTGGATGCTCCAGTTTATGCAACAAAGCTTGGGAATTCCCTAAAGTACCTTTGGGTTATTTTGCTCCAACTTACCCGCAGATTCGCGACATTTTCTTTCCAACTATTGAAGAGGTTGCTTTCGATTGGGGGCTTAAAACTAAGGTTTATGAAACCAATAAAGAGGTGGATATCTATTATGGTCGGCAATATCGAACGACAATCATTTGCCGGTCTATGGAGAAACCAGCAACAATTGTAGGTTTTAAAATTGGCCACGCCTTGATTGATGAACTTGATGTCATGGCGATGACTAAAGCACAACAAGCTTGGCGTAAAATCATTGCTCGTATGCGCTTTAAACAAGCTGGTTTGCTCAATGGTATTGATGTGGCAACAACACCAGAAGGCTTTAAATTCACTTATGAGCAATTTGTAAAAGAAGCTAATTCATCCCCTGAGAAACGGGCACTTTACGGCATGATTCAGGCATCGACTTATGATAACGAAGCCAATCTGCCAGACGATTATATTTCATCACTGTATGAATCCTACCCACCTCAATTGATATCAGCCTATTTGAAAGGGCAGTTCGTCAACTTAACTAGTGGAGCGGTTTATCCAGACTTTGACCGGGTTTTAAATCATACGGATGAGGAAATTAAGCAAGGTGAGCCTTTACTCATTGGAATGGACTTTAACGTACTTAAAATGGCTGCTGTGGTTTATGTCATTAGAGAAGGTAAGCCGAGAGCTTTAGATGAACTGGTTGGAGTAAGAGATACACCAACTATGTGTTATCTGATCAAAGAGCGTTTTCCTGATCATGATATTACCGTGATACCAGACGCTTCAGGGCAAGCAACTTCATCAAAGGGATTTAGCGAATCCGATCATGCAATTTTAAAGAAAAATGGCTTTAAGGTTGAAGTGAATGGTGTGAACCCGGGCATTAAAGACCGTATCAATGCAGTTAATGCCCAGATCCTGAATGCCGATGGGGAAAGACACCTCAAAGTAAACACAAATAAGTGCCCTAACTTTACGGCTACTTTAGAACAGCAAGTCTATGATGATTTTGGAATGCCAGATAAAAGCGCTGGTTTAGACCACGTTGGCGATGCTGGTGGATATCCAATAGCCAAGAGATTCCCGATCATCATTCAGAAAGTATTTAAACGGCGCACAATCGCTGGTTTTTCCCGTTAAACAACGCACCTTTTCAGGTGCTTTTTTATTGGTGTTTTTATGGCAGTTACTGATAAACATCCGCAGTATATTGCTGCACAAAAAAGCTGGTTGATTATGCGTGACGCCGTTGCTGGTGAAGAGCAGATCAAACAGGCACAAACAAAGTACCTAGCTAAATCGGCCGGAATGATTGAGGCTGAAAAGCAAGGTGATACGACTGGAGAGATTTATAAGGCCTATCTAAGTCGAGCTCAGTATCCGCTATGGGTTCAGGACGCATTACGCACAATGATCGGGTTAGTTTCAAAGCTTGAGCCGAATATTGTGATTGAAAGTTCTCTACTTAAAGGATTGATAGAGAATGCAACAAATGACGGTTTTGGGCTTAAACAGCTCTTTATTCGCATTTGTTCAGAGTTGCTAGAGTTTGGGCGCTGTGGGCTGCTTGTCGATGTTGATGCTAAAGGAGTGCCATATTTCGCCTTATATGATGCGTTATCTATTATCAACTGGAAGGAAAACAGTATCGGTGGTCGAAAGGATTTAAAACTGTTAGTGCTCGAGGAGCAATTTGATAATAGTGAAGATGAATTCGGGCACGAAACTAAAACGGTTCACCGCGTTCTATCTATGGATGATGGAGCATTAGCGGTCCGATTGTTCGATGGTTCAAATGTGGAGGATAAAACTCCCGATCTCGGCGGTAATCAACTTTCTTTCACACCATTTGTTTTCTGCGGTGCCACTAGTAATTCTCCGGATGTAGGTACCATACCGCTTTTGACAATGGCCAAGGCTGCTCTGAAGTATTACCAGCTCAGTGCAGATTATTACCAGTCTCTTCACCATACGGCCCATCCGCAACCTTGGATTAGTGGCCTTGATGATGACGATGATGATATTAGCGTTACTGGTGTTATGGCTGTCTGGAGTCTTCCTCCAAATTCACAATGTGGTTATTTAGAAATTTCAGGTAACGGCATTGAACTCACTAAAAAGGAAATGGATGCGCAAAAGAATTCAGCATTAGAAGCTGGGGCTAAAGTAGTTGATACCAATACACAAGAATCAGGTGAAGCGCGCCGTGCACGGCAAGACGATCAGCAAGCAAGTCTTCACAGTATCGTGATGTGTGCAGCTGCAGCAATTGAACAAGCCATTAAGTATGCAGCGCAGTGGTTAAAGCTTGATTCGACAAAATATTCATTTACAGTTGAACCTGAGTTTATTGTGCAGGTCACGGATATTAATCTTGCAAAACAGCTTTATGAGGGTGCTATTTCAGGGAAAAACTCTTTCCGCACATATTGGGAATACCTGATGACAGGTAAATTACCAGCTCACGACTATCAGGAAGAAGTGAAGCGGGTAGAAATAGAGCGAGATAACACTCCTTTGTAGAGGTGATGTATGGCTTCAAAAGAAGATAAATCATTGATTGAAGTACTTACCCAACATCAGGCGTACTTATATCGGGTGTCTTCTCAATCTGTTAAAGAGCTATTAAAAATCTTTAATGATGAGTCAATATTAATGTTGGCAAAGCTTCGGGATTTGCTTGATGAATTAAATGATTCTGAAAAGATGGCTCTAGCAAGTGGACAGTACACAACGTCAAATCTGAAGGAAGTTCGTGATCTGATTGCTCAGTGGTTTACTGCAATAAACACTGCATTACCTGAAGCTTTCGCTGTTTCTGCTACTGCCTTGGCTGTTTATGAAGCCAATTACATGGCGAAGCTATATGGCGGCAAGATCAAAAAGCCAAATGGTGAAAAGGTATATGCAGCAGCTAAAAAAATACCATTGGTAGGTGGGGCTCTTGTTGATGATCTGCTATCAAGAATTGCTGAAAATGCCCGTCAAAAGGTTGAGTATGCAATTCGGGATGGTATCAACTCAGGTAAAACAAATCAGGAAATAGTTCAGCGTATTCGCGGCACCAAGCGCCTTAATTATGAGGATGGGCTTTTAAGTAGCTCTAAGACGGATATTGAACGTACCGTAAGAACAGTTCGTAGTCATGTTGCTAATCAAACGTATTTAGATACTTTCAAACAGTTAGGTTTTGAGTATGTTCGTTTTATTAGTGTATTGGATGGAAGAACATCTAAGCTTTGTGCTCATTTAGACGGTACTGTCTGGAGGATTGATGATCCGGCAAAACGTGTACCGCCGTTGCATCCTAATTGTCGCAGTGAACTAGTACCAGTTAAAAAAGATGGTCAACTTATCGGTGAACGGCCATTTGTAATGGACGAACGTAGAGTTAAAGACATCCCCAAAGAAGAGCGAAGCCAGTTAATAGGACAGTTAGATGCAAACACCACATTCAAAGAGTTCTTTAAGAAAACAGATGATTTCTTTCAAAGGGAGTGGCTAGGGCCAAAGCGCTTTAAGCTCTATAAAGATGGGAAATTTGATTTTGATAAGTTCTTTGATCCTGAAGGCCGTTTCTATAGCTTAGATGATTTGAGAAAGTTGGATGAAAAAGCTTTTAAAAAGTTGGGTCTGTAATTTTTCTTATGTTATATTTTTTAAAACATCAGAATTTATACAATATGAAAACAATAGCTTTTGTATGTCTAACCCTAATTTCCATCACTTGTTTAGCTGAACCAAGTCAAAAATATCTTAAAGAATATGATCGATTGTCTGAAGCTTTGGAGTCAGCAATGGCAAATGCATATTCTTTTGATCCTGCAACTGGTCAAGTAAAACAGGCTACTCAAGGTTTAGAAGCTAAAAATAATTTATGTAGAGCTGCCCAGGCGAAACTAAACCTCACCACGTTTTTAAAAGACAATTTAGAGGAATCTAAAGAGCTTTATAAATCTATTGATGGTGCAGAGACTCTAGATAAAAATTATCTTAGTGGACAACAGCAGGAACAACAAAATCTCGTTTCAAATTTGAAAAAAGACCTTGTTGGAACTGGATTTAACTGTGAGTAATTATTGCCGATTACAGGTAATTCTAAACTCACTTAAGACACAATTTTCACCTATATAAGCGCCCAAATGGCGCTTTTGTCATTTATGGAGTTTGGCTTATGAGTGAATCAAAAGTTAGACATTTGGTACTTAAAAGAGTTTCAGATAAATCTTCTCATCTTGCTCTTTGTGACGAGGAAACAGGTATTCCATTAGCTGGATTAACCGCTGTAAAAATGAATTGTAGTGTTTTTGAGGGTCCAGCGACTATCACGGCAACATTTGATGTAGGTGGTCCTCAAGGCATCCGCTTAGTTGGTGACGAACCTAGACAAAAGGTTTGGGGTGCAAAGGAAACGTAGCGAAAGGTACTACAAATGCCTGAAAAGCAAATCAATATGTCAGATGCTCAATATATTCTGAGCACAAAATGAATTCTGGTGCCATTTCTTCAAATTAAGGTTTCAAGCCATGGCAATTTATGGTTTTACTTTTGAAAGATTAAAAGCAATTGCACTCATCAAATAGAACTTAATTTTTAACCATAGCACCTTCGGGTGCTTTTTTTGCGAGAAGAAAATGCCAAGCCCTATTATCCAATATTTCCAATATGAACATTTACCTGAACATTTGCAGCAAGTTAGTAAGCCAATTGGTGATTTAGCTCGGCAAATGGATGAGCAACTTCCTGACGGGCCTGAAAAATCCACAGGATTAAGAAAGCTACTTGAAGCAAAAGATGCATTTGTACGCCAAGCTTTAAGTAAATAATCATTTATAGAAATGAAGCGTCCTAATGGGCGCTTTTTTAATGCCTGAAGCTAAGCAGAGGGTTCAACAATTAAACCCGCTAAGCGGTATCTCTAGGAGATTTTTAAATGCCAGACGAAATCAAAGTTGATTTGGAAAATCCTGAAATTAAAGCAGCTATTCAAGACGCCGTTGATGAAGCTGTTAAAGGTCTTAAAGATAAGAACGCTGAACTTATCAAAGATAAAAAAGAGTTGAAAGATGAACTAGGTTCATTGAAATCAAAGGTTGAGGGTTTAGATCTGGATGCAATCAAGGTCCTGCTTGATAAATCAAATCAGGATGAAGAATCCAAACTTATTGCAGAAGGCAAGATTGAAGAAGTTATTCAGAAACGCACTGAGAAGATGCGTGAAGAGCATGACAAGGTTCTTAAGGCAGAGAAAGAACGGGCAGATAAAGCTGAAGCTTATGCCGAGAAATTCAAGAAATCAGTAGTGCAAAGCCAAATTGTTCAGGCTGCTATTGAACTTGAAGCACTGCCAGAAGCGACCCCTGATATCGCCTTTTTAGCTCAGACAAAGTTTGCATTAGATGAAAACGGCAAAGCTGTGGCAGTTGATGAAAACGGGGAAGTAGTCATTGGTAAAGACGGCCAAACACCGATGACCCCAAAAGAATGGGTTGAATCTCTACGTGAGCAAAAACCGTATTACTGGCCTAAGCCTAATGGTATGGGCGCATCAGGGAGCAACAATTCAAAAGGTCAGCCAGACATTCTCAAAGCAGATGGCTCGGTAAATATGACCAAATTGGCGCAATTACGAAATGAAAACCCGCAACTAGCTAAAGAGCTAGCGGCAAAACACGGTATTAAACTTTAAGGAGTAAAGCCTAATGGGCGACACAAAAATTGCTGATGTAATCGTACCCGAGTTATTCACTCCGTACGTATTAAATAAAACTGCCGAAAAGTCTGCATTATGGCAGTCAGGCATTGTTGGGGAGCTAGATGAAAAAGTTGCTTTTGGTACAGAAGGCGGTACTACAGTAAATATTCCTTTCTGGAATGATTTAAGCGGTGAGTCTGAAGTACTTTCAGATGGTAAAGCTCTTGGGGTTAATAACATCACTGCTGGTAAAGATATTGCGATTTTGCATGCCCGTGGTAAGGCATGGGGTGCAAATGATTTATCTAAAGCTTTATCTGGTGATGACCCATTGGGTGCGATTGCTGATCTTGTAGCAGATTACTGGGCTCGTGAATTTCAGGGGTTTACCGTAAATACACTTAAAGGTGTATTTGGGTCTGCAAGCATGGCAGGTAATACCCATGACATTTCGGCTGGTACTGGAGCAGCAGCCGTAATTGATGGTCATTCATTTATCGATGCATCTTATAAACTGGGTGATGCTGTTGATAAATTAACAGCGATTTCAATGCACTCTTTCACAATGGCAGCACTAGCCAAGCAAGGTTTAATTGAAACTGTGCGTGATGCTGATGGTGTAGTGCTTTACAAAACTTTTATGGATCGCCGTGTGATTGTAGATGACGGCATGCCTGTTGAAGGCGACGTATTTACTTCTTACTTGTTTGGTTATGGCGCGATTGGTTTCCAAGATATTGGGGCACCGGTTGGTGTAGAGACAGACCGTGACAGTTTAGCGGGTACTGACATTCTTATTAACCGCCGTCACTTTGTACTACATCCTCGTGGCATTAAATGGGCAGGTGATACAGGTATTGCACCTAATAATGCCGGTCTTGCTACAGCCGGTAACTGGGAACGTGTCTACGATCCTAAACAGATCCGTATTGTGGCATTCAAGCACAAGATCAAATAACAAAAAGGCGGGTAACACCGCCTTATCTTTTTGGAGATCCACATATGGGACTTTCATCATTTAACCGTGCACGGGAAAAACAACAAATGACAGAAACAAAAATTGCTGAACTCGAAGAACAACTGGCAACAGTAAAGGGCGAATTTATTGCCTTTCAAAATGATACGGAAGCAATGAAAGCACGTATTGCTGAACTTGAATCAGGTGAAGGTAGTCAAACACCTGAAGATGACCAAAAACCAAGTGATACTCAACCACAACCAATTAACTATGC